TCAAATTGAGTGCTTTTTTATTTGTTCTTCTATATAGTTTTCTAGTTGATTCATTGATCTTTTTTTCACTTCGGGAGAAATATGGGCATAGACTTGTGTAGTAGAAACATCTTTATGACCTAAAAAATCTTTGATATCTTCTAAAGGTATTCCTGCTTGTCTCGTTCTAGCAGCAAAAGTATGTCTACCATCATGCACAGTTATGTGGGGGAGATTGGCACGTTTTTCAATTCTATGAGAAGCACCATTAACGGTTCGATCTCTTATTGGAATACCTTTATTTTTTCCGTAAGTATTTATAAAAAGAAATGCTTCGTGGTCATCTGTTTCAGGTAAAAAACCAAATTCTTTTATTACTTGATTTCTTAAAGTCAATAAGGCTTTCTTTACTCGTTTTGTCATAGGCAATGATCGTGTACCAGATGGGGTTTTTGTGTCATCTGTAATAATCAAACCTTTGTTAGGTCCTTTTTCAGCAGCTCCAAGTCGTTCACGATTAATATTAAGTGTATTCTGAGAAAAATCAATATCAGCCCATTGAAGCCCTAAAGCTTCTGATTTTCGTAATCCTTGATCAAATATAATAAGGAAAAAGGGATACCATATAAATGATTTTTCTTTTTTGGCAAATTCGAGAAATAGTTCAGATTGATCAAAAGTATAATATTTAACTTTCTTTTTATCAGATGGATTTCTTGGAAACTCAACAAAACTAGTAGGGTTATTCTTTATATATCCTAACTGAATAGCTTTTTTGAAAGCATTGCTAAGAGTGGCATTGATACTTTTGGCTGTTGTTACTGAGAGACCTTCCTTAGTTCTCCCCAAACCCTTTTTAGTAAGTAACTGATTGATGAATCTTTGATGATCAGCTCTAGTATATTTATCTAGTTTATATTTTCCAATATATGGAGTGATGTACATTTTTATATTTGCTCTGTGAACAATTCTTGTTCCTTCTTTAACATTCATTTTATAGTTATTAATCCAATCGTCCATAAACTTTTCTATAGTCAAATTTTTAGGGTTTTTTTGTGTATATTCTTCTGAAGCTATTTCACCTTCGATAATTTTTGCGAATCTTTCTGCTTCTTCATGACTTTTAAACCCTTTTTTATGAATCTTTTTCTGGAGCTTAGTACCAGGATCAATTCCATTTGATATATAGACTTCATAACGATATTCTTTTGATTTTTTTAAATAGTACTTTTTAATGGAAGCCATTAAAATCAATCCTTTCGTATTTCATTTCTAATAATAAGAATATTTTAGGGGAGGTATGTGATTTGAACGAATATTTAGAAAATCTTCGTATTAACAGAGTTCTTATACGAACTTATGTTCTTTTATATTTAAAAAGAAAAGCCCGAAGGCTGATCTTAAACTATTACAATGCAACTAATTAGGGCCGAGCGTATTGATTCCCTCGAGGGGCACGACTATACCCAGCATTATCAGCATCTATTTGAGTCATATATTGATAATTATTTGGATTTGTAACACGAGAATAGTACTTTCCACTATCTGAACGAGCGAAAACCATACCATTTGCAGCGATAGACCACTGGCCATCAACAGTATATGAATTATTTTGTTGTTCAGCTTGACGTTGAGCTTCAGCAGCTTGCTGTTCTTGAGCCTGACGCTGAGCTTCAGCAGCTTGTTGCTTTTGTCGTTCTGCTTCAGCTGCCTCATTAGATTTTATAGTTGAATCAACATTGACTAAGCGATTTAGTAATTCTTGGTTTCCACCAGGTATAGATTGGATAGCTGATAATGCTGCATTGTAGTTATCTCTAGTTGGATTAGCTTCAGCTTGTTCCAGAATGGTTTTAGCTGTTGAAGTTTTTTGATTAATTTCTTCTTGACGTTTTTTCTCAGCCTCTTTAGCTTTTTGTTCTTCTTGGCGTTTTTTCTCAGCCTCTTTAGCTTTTTGTTCTTCTTGGCGTTTTTTCTCAGCCTCTTTAGCTTTCTGTTCTTCTTGGCGCTTTTTCTCAGCTTCTTTAGCTTTTTGTTCTTCTTGGTGCTTTTTTTCAGCCTCTTCTTTAGCTTTTTGTTCTTCGGCCTTTTTCTTTTTAGCTAATTCTTTAGCCTTTTTTTCATCTTTTTCTCGGCTTTCAGAAGAGACAGATACACTAGAAGATGAAGATTTAGCGTCTTTGTGTACATCTGCTTGTCCAGTTGTTGGTGGAGCAAGAGCCCCTCCGATTACCATAACTATAAAAGCTACTAGAATTCCAATACTAATCTTTTTCTTTGAACGTTTCTTCTTGGAGAAAAAAGAATATACTAAAAAACATACTCCAAATAGAAAACCAAAGAACCCAACTAAAATTAAAAACGTACTCATTTATTCCTCCTTGTTGAATATATCACTGGGTAAATCAAGTATTTACTCCCACTTGAAGGCAGGTAGTGATAGTCGCCCTTAATAAAGCCTTAACAAAAAGAAAGCCCGAAGGCCAACCTTTTTTAATTAGTAGGGATAGTTTTTTCAAAACTTCCATTATCCATAAAATCTTTCATGATAATAGGAGAACCTGGATAAATAATTTCTACACCAACAACTGCATCAACAGTAGCATCAGGCTTAACATCTGTATCGCCCATCTTTACAAGATCTGGTTTGTAGTCTTGAGGGAACAAGCCATTTGCTCCATTCAATAGTTCTTCGGTTTTATCTGTTTCCTGTATAGGTTTGATTGATGTAGCGAATGCCATCCAAGGACTTTGAGCTTTGTCAGATTTATTAGTATATTGAATTTCAATAGCTAATATTTTTTTATTTGGATCATATTGGCTAGATAATTCTTCAGTGTTTTTTATTACAATCTTTGATGAATCGTCTTCAAAAGTTGTATCACTTGTAGATTTTTCTTCAGTACTTGAATCCATAGAGTTGCTGCTCTCTAAAGTAACCATTGTAGAAGTATTAGTAGTCGTTTTTTTAGGCACATCAGAGTTTGAATCGTTGTTACCACAAGCACCTAATGTGATGCTCAAAAACAAAATCAATCCTATCCCAACTATTTTTTTCATATTTTCCTCCAAAAAAATAAAATAATTTACTCCCACTTTGAGGCAGGAAGTAGTAGCCGCCAATTAAATTAAAAATCTATACGCGCTTTCAGGAAGTCCGTATAAATTTGTTAATTTCTCAATTTAGAGATGATTTCTATAAATCCAATAATTCCTTTTTCTTTATATTAAATTCTTCTTGGTTAATTATTCCGTCGTCTAAAAGTTCTTTATATTTTCTTAACTCATCAGCAGGAGAAAATACTTGATTTTCTGCTATAATATTTATTTGTTCTTTAGAGGTTTCTTTTAACAATATGTCTAAAGTTGATAATATTTTATCAGCTTGTACAATAGCATTTTTATATAACATTGAGCTACGTTTTGTTTTCTTACTGATCAGTGGCAAATATATAACTGGTTTATCCAGATCATTCATATTAATTTTTATATTAAGATGCTCTATAATAGTATTATCTTTCTTTTTACCAGTAACTGCTCCAACGATGGCTCCTACACCACCAAAAGCTAGGGCACCTATAGCAGCTCTTCCTAATCCTCCTGAAGAAATAGAAGTTCCATTTTCGACTAATTCGTAACTGTTTATTTTATCTAAATCATAAATAGAACTAGAATTAAAGAGCCCCTTGATTTTAAATTGTCGTTTTTCTGTATCTATAAAAATACTTTTCTCAATTGTTCTATTAGGAGTAAAATCTTTTAATTTTCTTAAGTTTTCTTCTTGTTGTCTTTTTTTTAGTAATTTCTTTTCTTCATTTTCTTCTTGAATTAATAATTTTTTTTTTATTTTTTCTTCTTTCTTTTGGCTATTGCCAAACAAGCCCATGCTTCTCACTCCATTATTTATATTTATAATATTTAGAAATTCATAATACTTTACAGCAATCAATCAAACCACTCGAAAACGCCTACAGTTCCATTAGCCTTAAATAAGATTTTATAGTTCTTATAAGCTAGACCGTCTGGATAAATCTTAGAATATGTTCTAACTGCATTTTTTAACGCCTCTGTTGTTATGCCTAGAAATTCTGCTGATTCCCACATAAATGTGAATCTTTCATTATAACAATCTATAAAATCTTGTGGAGTAACCAGCAGTGTAAAGCCAATATCTCTAGCTTTTTGTTCTTGTTTTCTTTTTTCATTAGTGTCCTGATCGACAATATCCCCAACGCTAGATAAGTGGTGACCGATTTCTTCAGTTATAGTGCTTGCCATTTCTTGAATTGATTGTTCTGGATTTAAATAAATGACATTATCGATATACAATCCTTTTTGTTTCTCTGGCATATACTTTTCAAATTTATATTCTAAATTGGGAAACTTAGACATGAATTTTTCGACCTTATCCACTCAACAACACCTACTTACTGTGATCTCTATTTTTAATGTAATCAATGAAATTTAATATTTCCTTCATTTCATCATCTGAAACATCGTCATCAATGTGAGCAGCAACAGTTTGTTGTTTTTTAGTATAACTCGAATCATTCTTTTGGTTTCTTCCATGAAGATAATCTAAAGTTACTCCAAAATAGTCTGCAATTTTGTTTTGGATTTCTACATCAGGAGTTCTTCTGCCTTGTTCGTAAGATGAGTACGTAGTTCTAGCAACACCTAATAATTTTGCCATATCATTTTGGGTTAAATTTCTTTGTTTTCTTAATTCTGTTAAACGATTACCAAACATTTTTTACACCTCCTAATGATTCGCTTCGTATTAATCATACTACGCATATTGCGTATAATAAATATAAACAAAAAAATGTGTCAAAAAGAGTATTTTATCGTTGACACGTGTCAAAATGCGTAGTACTATAAAAATACGCAATTCGACACATTGAAAGGGGGGTGGTTTTTAATGAATAACTGGCTAGTTAAAATGCGGACATCAAAAAAAATGACGCAAGATGAAGTAGCTCGATTAGCTGATATACCAAGAACAACGTATTCATCTATAGAGCAAGGAAGACGTAGACCATCTGTCGAGAATGCTATGCGTATAGCATCCGCATTAGAATTCGACTGGACTATTTTTTTTGAGAAAGAAAGACGCGAATTGACACGTAAGGGGGTTACCAAATGACACGACAAGAAAAAATAAACATTGTACTTGATGCTAGACCACGATTGATTCACATCATCAAATGCGCTAACGATGATCAACTTGATCGCTTAGTTGCAGAAGTTCAAAAAGAACTTCAACGAGAATTAGATGAAGCGGCTTTTGTTTGATTTATAAATCAATAATATAGGGAATTTGTTCATATTACTATGTGGGTAAATAAGAAAAAGGAGTGGGGAAAATGCTAAAACAATCAGTGGTGATTAGAGAGCCGTTAGTTGAAGCGATTAATAAGAGTGGTGAAACCAAGAAGGAAATAGCAAGGCAAATCAATGTATCACAACAATCACTAAGCGATTGGTCAACGCCACATAATACAAAGCCAGTCACACTTGAAAATGCCCAAGCTTTAACTGATCACTTTCGAGATTCTGATTTTACTCTTCAAGTGATTCATGAGTTTTTCGGTCTATTCAAATCAATTGATGGTGATGTTTATAGAAGAGATCCATCTTCATTAGATAAGTTGCAAATGATTGAATCTGACGAACGTAAGCAGAAGAAACAAGAAGTTGAGAAAATTCTTCTTAAACAAGTTAATTATTTAACCGCTGACGATCGTCAACAAATAATCTCATACGCCTATGAGTTTTTAGACGAGATTATGGTTGAAGTAACTCTTATCAGTGCATTATGCGAAATGCTTGGTATCGACATCCGTAAGCTCAGTGAGCAGCGATTATCGTACTGGGTAAATCAAGGATATATGAAAGGAGAGTTAAAATGAAAGTTTCACAAATGGAAAAAGTGGTTCCTTTAGCTCCAAAAAAGAAGCCAAAAGAAAGAGTATGGAAGAAAGCTAAAGATATTGCTGAATATTTCGGTGTCTCAGTAGCTACTATTTCCAAATGGACTAACTGGATAGGCTACAATTAACTAGACAGAAAAATTAAGGTGTGTAGACTAGAAGAAAACATACCAGGAGGAATTTTTATGTCTAAGAGAACACGAAGAACTTTTTCACAAGAATTCAAGCAACAAATCGTCAATCTTTACTTAGCTGGAAAGCCACGTGTAGAAATCATTCGAGAATATGAACTAACGGCTTCAGCATTTGACAAATGGGTAAAGCAATCTAAAACGAGTGGTTCATTCAAAGAAAAAGATAATCTTACGCCTGAACAAAAAGAATTGTTAGAACTACGTAAAAGAAACCAGCAATTAGAAATGGAAAATGATATTTTAAAGCAAGCAGCGCTGATATTCGGACGAAGAGACAAGTAATCGATGCGAATAAGCATCTTTACCCTATATCAGCGATGTGCAGAATATTAGGTCTATCACGTCAGTCCTATTATTATCAATCAAAACCAAAGAAAGACGAATCAGAACTTGAAGAAGTAGTCGCTGAAGAATTTATCCGCAGCCGAAAGGCCTACGGCTCAAGAAAAATAAAAAAAGCCTTATCAAAACGAGGCATTCAGATCAGCCGACGAAAAATTAGTAGAATCATGAAAAATAGAGGATTAAAATCGAGCTATACTGTTGCTTATTTTAAAGTACATCATTCTACTTGCAATGAAGCCAAAACGACAAACGTATTGAATCGTAAATTCTTAAGAGACAACCCATTAGAAGCGATCGTAACAGACTTGACTTATGTACGAGTCGGGAAAAAATGGAATTATGTCTGTTTCATTTTGGATCTGTTCAATCGAGAAATTCTCGGCTATTCTTGTGGAGAACATAAAGATGCCGTTCTAGTAAAAAAAGCATTTAGCCGTATCAAACAACCTCTGACAGAGGTTGAGATTTTTCATACTGATCGTGGAAAAGAGTTTGATAACCAAGCTATTGATGAATTATTAACAACTTTTGACATCAATCGATCATTGAGTCATAAAGGCTGTCCTTTTGATAATGCCGTAGCTGAATCAACTTATAAGTCGTTGAAAGTAGAATTTGTCTATCAATACACATTTGAAACCTTACAACAATTGGATTTGGAGTTATTTGACTATGTCAATTGGTGGAACCACCTTCGGTTGCACGGTACACTTGGCTACGAGACACCGGTTGGTTACCGTAACCAGAGATTGGCGCAGCGAATCCTTGATAATGAGCTCGGATGTGCTAACGCTAGCGAGGCAGTCTAACTTTAACTGTTAGCTCCTGCCGAAGATCGTCACATCCGAGGAGGCTCATTGTCAAGGACAATCGGAATAGCATACGGAAAGAAGTTCTGCACCTTATAAAATTTGTCAAAAAAACTGTTGCCATTCCAAATAGCTTATATTTTAGGATGTACACAAATTGACAAGTATAATAAAACTTTGATAAAATACAAATGTTTTTTTATTTTTATGTGTGATTAGTTAGAACTTACTTAAATCCTATTATAATATTTTTGTTAATGATTTTAATAAAATGATTGGAGAGAAAATG